CCTCGTCATCGCGAAAGCAGAAGAACGGGATGTAGGGGAACGATCTGCGCGTAGTTGGGACGTCGATCAATCGGTGCGGGCCGGCGAACAGCGACATTCGAATTTGGCGTGTGATCGCCTTGCTCACCTTCGCGCCACGGCTCACCGCTTCGACGTGCACCGGATTGTTCTGGTCGTAGACCAGCTTCTTTGTCGGGCCGACGTGGATCACGACGACTTCGGCCGGCACGCGATACCAGACTTCGAAGAACTTGATGCGCTTTCGAGTGGAGTCGCACCACTCATCGCGTCGGATCGTGCGGCTGAACTGGCGCTCGCTGTTCCATGCGCGAGACAGGCTTGGCTGCATCGTCGTCATGCCCTCATCCGGCAGCGCGGCCGAACTCCAGTTGTTGTTCACCGAGTTCGTGAGGATTTCACGGAACTGTGGCATCAAAGCAACTGCCTCGTCCAAATCTTCCCAGCGCTTGCGCACGAGCCAACGACCATCCTTCAGATCGAGCTTCTGCGCGCGCCAGTCGTACCAGATTTCGCGGCGATGGACTGGAGTCACGCGGTACGGGTAGTCGAGTGGGTCGCTGGCGCGGCTCACCTCGACCCAGCCGATCCCGCCCTTGATTTGGCTCGCGTACCCGTCGCTGATCGCCATGTCGGCGTTGCTCTCTCGCGTCGCCTCCTTCATGCGCATGCTGAGCACGTCGGACACATCCTCGAATTCGTCCTGGTCCGCCTCGATTCTCACATCGGAGCGCTGCTTTGCCTCCATCCCGAGCACGCCGTTGATCACGCCGTGGATCAAGTTCGTCTGCCTGGGCTCGATGCCCATCTCCCAGCGGATTTTCTGGATCTTCTCCGCGGTGAGTTGTTTGCCCATGTCGTAGTAGGCATGCGCCAGGTCGGAGCGTGGGCGCCAGTCGGGCTGGCCTTGGCAATCCTGCAGCAGCGCCTCGAGGGCGCCCAGGCTGAACCCGTTCTTGGCGCTGTCACGCGCGCTCTGTGCACCGTAGTCGTCGAGCGGCGGGAGAGTTCGCGCGCTCATGTCTCGACCGCCTTGAACGAGTTGGATTGCCATCAGTCGAACCCCATTTCTTCGCGGTACTTCGCGTAGTCGTCTGCCAGACCAGCCGCAGGCAATCCGTCGATGAAGGTCATCGCCACCGCGTCGCCTTTGTCTGGTGATCGGCCAAGCAATTCGCGGATTTCGTCTTTGCTGCGCATGAGTAGTCCGGCGAATTGTCCCATTGTCACGACCTTGTACCGAACTGCGGCCAGATCGGCGAACAACTCCTGCCCCGGTGGAAGCGCGATCGGATCGGGATTCAACGGATCAAGGGCCTCGCGCAGCCGCCAGTACATCAAGGCACGGATGTTGCGGAATCGAAGTTGGCCCGCCTTGTCGCGCGCGTCCGTTGCTTCGCTGGCAATGACCGGGAACATGTTCAATCTCAGGCCTTTGCAGTAGTCCAGCGCGCTCGAGCCGATGCCGATGGCGTCGACAGGGATGATTGCGCCGTCTCGGACATGCTGCACAGCGAACGCTGCAGCCTTTGGCCCATCGTTGGTGATCACGCCCTCTGCGGTGAGCGGTTCGTCGAACCATTGGCCGTGTCGTCGGGCCAGGCAACTCTTGTCGATCCCGCCGCGGCTGGGGTCAAATCCCATGCGCGTCATCGGCCCTTTGACCTCACGCGGTTGCCATCTCGCCTGAGCCGCCTTGATCCATGCGGTCGGGATCGCCTGCCACACATGGTCCTGCCGCCCGGCCTTGAAGTTGCCGTCACGCATCTGGCTGCGCAGCGGTTCTGGCAGAGCAGACAAAGTGTCGGCGTAGCCGGTGACAGTGAGGAACAGGTTGTCGTCGACGCGCGACGGGATGAACGTGCGCGAGAGCGGCTTGGCCCAGCGGTTGCCGACCTTCACCGCTTTGGACGTCGCAACCTCCATATCCTTGCCGTCCTCATCGGTCACGAACCAGCGCAGCTCGCCAGGTTTGGCTGGGTTCGGGTGGTTCTCGTCGAGCCACGGCGCGAAGAACTGGATCACCCACTCGCCATCGCTGTCGGTTGGTGGATTGCCGGCCATCACAACGCGCTGGCGAACGCCCTTCTTGTCGGTGCGCTTCCATCCCATGAGGGTGCGCACCTGAAGCTCGAGGAAGTGGCAGATTTCGTCGAAGGCGATCAGGTCGTGCGGCCGGCCCTGGTACTTCTTCCAATCGTCAGGGTCTTTGACGCTGCCCAGCTCGAGGGTGCGGCCGTCGCCAAGCCCAGGCATCTTCGGCAAGCGCCACAGCGCATCCTGGCTGTTGTACCCGTCGCGCGAGCCGAGGATTTCGGTCACGCGCTCCTCGATGCCGATCAACTGCACGCCCTCGCGGCGGAAGATGATCGAGCGCTCGTGCTGCGTGAGAGCAAGGCCGCAGAGCAGGTCTGTTTTGCCGCCGCCGGCCGATCCGCCGTAGAACAGGATGTCGGCTTGGCTCTCCATCGCCTCGGTCTGCGGCCCAACTTGAGGCACCCAAATCGGCGCATTGGTCGTGAGCAGCGCGTCGAGAATCTTCAACTGCTCTGCGGAGAGCGTTGGCAGCAGCTCCGTGAGCTCGCGCTGCAGTTCGGCCAGTTCAGGCATTGCAAGAATCTTTCACGCCACCCGTCTGGCGTCGGTCTCGGCCCCTGTTTTCCGAGCCTCTCACCAGAGTGCAATAAAATTTCACTCCGGTTCCTCAGAAGGTGTTGCCCGCTTCACCTGGCTGACAAACGAGAGGATCTTGGCCACGCGCTCGACGTCGCTCAGTTCGCGCAGAACAATCCCGCCGCCATGGTTCAGGTCGAGGCGCTCGCCGTACTTCTTCGGGGCGACCTTGCTCGCAAACCACTTGCGCGCGTCAACTCGAAGGCGCGAGCGCGATGAATGCTCGCCATTGAATCTGTACCCTGGATTCTCGGGGTCGTTTGACACCATCCAATCGTTGGTGCCGTCGTCTGAGATTTGGACGATTTCATCAGCCAAAACATCAGCTTGCGTCTCTCTCGCGCGCGTGTATTGCTCACGGAAAGCATCGTCTTTCAGAACCTCTTTGAGCACCAAAGCCTGACTTGGCGTGCCGAGTTCGCGGCAGATTCCGCGCAGACTTTCGCCGCTTGCGATCCGCTCGCAAATCAGATCGCGCGTTGCTTGGTCAATCATGCGCGCGAGTATAAGCCGCCGCGAGAAACGTGCGTTCTCGGTATAACGACTCGGCGTGAATCTGGGTCACACGGCAAAACGCCCAGGTGATCGGCCTGGGCGTCTGCGGTTACCGTGTCATCGCTGCTGCATTCCACCCTGCTCTATCCTGGCGCCTGGTCTGGCCCGAGCTTGCAGCTGTCTGCCCGTGTCCGGGGCGGGTTGGCGATGTCATGGCATGAATCTTGCCACAGATTTCGCGATTGCGCAAGAGGAGTGGTTGCGGGGGCCGGGTTCGCACCGGCGACATCCAGGGTATGAACCTAGCGCTCTGCTGGCTGAGCTACCCCGCGGGTTGGATTCTGCCATTCTCCGCAGGGCTGCGCAATTCCCAGAGTTGCGCGATGGTCTGGCGCAGGAGAGAAGCGGCGATCACTCCGCGGCGGCGCTCGATGTCCTCGATCCATGTTCTGCGCTCCAAGGTGCTGGGCAACGCAGCGATCGCGCGGGCCTCACACTCATGTCTGTACTCTTCGGAATCACTCGACACTTCGCTTCCATCAATAAGACGAACCAAGTGCATGTCGCCTCCGATAGTAACGCCCAGCTCGCGCATTGCAGACCACATTCTGCGAGACACCGAGTCGGCGCGCGAGGTCAACTCCGCGCTCGCTGCTGGTGCGGACCATCTCGGCTTGGTCGGATGTGAGGGTCGAGCAGTGGTGCCCGAGCCGGCCCTTCGTAGCGGCATCCCGCATGTTGTCAGAGGGAGTGCCGAGGAACAAGTGATGCGGATTGACGCAGCAACGCACGTCGCAGCAATGGCATACATGCATGCCTAGCGGAACGTCTCCCACAAGCATCTGGAAAAAAGCCTTGTGAGCCCCGGTGACTCGACCTTCGTACCAGCAGCTTCCATACCCGCCGTCAGTCAGCGCCCCAGTCCAGAGCCAACATCCAGCAATTGGCACATGAACTACACGATCCATGAGGCGGGCAAGCGGCTCCATGATGGACTTTCTAGAGACGTGGCGCCAATCCTCCGAGTCCGAATTCACTTCCGTCCCGTCGAGTAACTTCGGCATGTTCTGCCTCCGCTGGTTCTTCCGGTTTTTCGTCTTCGTCCCAGGGGTGAAACGTATCAGGTTTGGTGAGGTACGTGCGGCTTCCGATGTGCCAGACCCGGTGCGTAACCGGTCCAACTGGGTCATCCTTCACGATTTCCCAGAGTGCGCGCATGTTGAGCACGAGCTCGTGGGTTTCTGACCACGCGGGTGGCCAGTGCTTGCGGAATGAGTTGGAGACGATCACGACTTCACCGCAAACGCCTCAATCCGCTCGCGCAGAACGTCGCTGTAGAGGTCCATGGCGCGGAGCTGGCGCACCTGGCGGTCCTGCTCTTCTATGGGCAAGGTCTGCCACATCGATCCACTGATGAAATTCTCAAATTTCTCGCGGCGCACATCGAGCTCTGCACGCTCATCGACAACGCGCTGCTGGTAGGGCCTGAGAGCATGAACTTCGTGGATTGGAAGCAACATTTCAAATCCTCTCGTGCATCTCGGGTTCGACCACAGGTAGCCACTCGCTGTCGACGATGCAGTACGCCACCGGCGCCCGGCGTCCGGCAAGGTCAACAAGAACCCCACACCGCGCCGTCATCGAGATTGCCATGTTGATTGCCTCCTCGATGGCAAGCACGCTGTCGCAGTCGGATTCAACGGTCAACTGCAGGTGGAGAACGTGCGCCGGCACATTTGACTCACGCAGCAACGCCCAGGTGCGCGACCGGAGGAATGCTGCTCATGCCGCTCGTGACCCCAGAATTCAAGCCGGCAGGCTGGGTTGCTGCGGCCTTGGGCTTGCGCGGCCCGCGCGCCTTGTACTCGCGCTTGCGCAGCGCCGGCGCGAGTTCCTTGGCCGTGATGCTGTAGGTTTTGATCAATCGCGTCACCGTGTCGATGGCTTTGGGACGTTGATCTTTGAGTTCCAGCATCACTTCGGCGCGTTCGGCGTCGAGTTTGGCCAGACGTTCTTCGGGGGCCATTTCGTTCGCGGTCATTTTGGTTTCTCGGGTTGGTTTTTGGGTTTCCGCTTTTCGCCACTGCGGCTCGTGGTATTCGATTATCTCGCGTGCTGGTGCGCTTGGTCAATCGTGGGCTGCAATATCTCCTGTGTGTCGGAGCGACTCAGTGATCATTTGCGTTGGCACATCTTGCCCGTCTCGCGCTGCGTTGAGAATATTCAAAGCGGTGCGCCACATGTCCCGTTGCGCTTTGGTTAACCGGGCGCCTTGATCTTCGCGCGCTTGTAGGTCGCGAGCCCATGCTTTCGTGTCGCGCTGGTCAAACGGAGTGCGCAGGTGATTGATCGCAGCCTGTAGGCGCAGGAGAATCGCCGTCTTGTCTGCGCGCGTCAGCGGCATCGCCGGCAGCGGCTGCGGTCTCTGCGCCCGGTCGAGCGCCAGATCGAGTTCCTGTTGCGTGATCTGCGGCCACAGATGCGGGTAATCGTCCACGCTGTGGTGCGCGCTGCACAGCCTGCCTTTGCCGGCGTCCACGCTCCACCGATTCGGGCAACCTAGAGCCGAGCACATCAGGTCGGGCGTGTAGCCCTTGTCACCCTGTTCAAACTCGTTTGCAATGGCCTTGTCGCGCTTGTAACTCATACTTTGTACCTTTCTGCCTTGCTAAGCCAATTCGACCACGATTGCCGCCAACCCTTCACGGATCGGCGCGTTCCGAGTCCCTTGCCAGCAACCCAGTACTGCCTGAACTTCTCCGCCTCCTTGATGACTTCGGCCACTTGCCACCCGAGCGCCTCCGCATCTTCCCCCCAGGCAGTTGGAAGTTCCCAGTCCTTCGCGATCGACACGCGCGCGCCCTTTGGGATTTCGGACAAGTTATCAGCTCTCAGGGATGGCGGCGTTAGCTGCGCTTGCGCAGCGCCGCTTTCTCTTTTCTTTTCGGTTCCTGTTTCGGTTTCGGTTTCGGTTTCGGTTTCGGTTTCGGTTTCGGTTTCGGTTTCGGTTTCGGTTTCGGGCGCATTTGCATGCA